ATTGAGAGAGAGGTTGAGAAAGGGCTTCTCAACGCCGTATCTGGCGTGACTGGGGTCAATCCTTATACAAGTGAGCGGGGAGTTGCAAGGACGCTCCCCAGCCTAGTTGCCCAAGCCCAGATAGGAAGCGAGCTTCTTGGAAACTTCACAGGGGTTTTTGCGGTTCCCTCAACCTTAACCTACACGGCAAGGGCGGATTCCTCCAGCCGAGCGGCCTTTGATACGAAATTCCAAAGCATAGTCGCAGAGCTTTATCGTTCCCCCGACTTGGCTTCTTACATGACCAATGTGACTTCTTGCACAATCTATCTTGCCAAGGTGACAGGGGAAAGCCCTTCCATCATCGCCAGGAACAGAACTTGGGCGAGGGAAGTGACTTTGGATGTGAACGCAACGGCAAAGAAATGAGCCAAAGCATACAATTCGAGATTGAGGATGCGGTTGCCGATTTGCTTACAGGCATTTCGGGGTTGAATGTCTATACATCGAATCGGGTGGGGAGAAGGCTTTTTCCCTTCGCCTCGGTGCAAGCCTCAATTAACACCCAGCTTCTAGGCAACTACACAGGGGTCTATGACTTGAATGTGGCCGTTAATTATTCCGACACGGCGGTCAAGATAAGCCAAGAGGATTTTGATTCCGAATATTGCTCCATCTTTGAAGCGTTTTACTCCGAGACCCCAACCATACTGACCAAGATTCAAGACAATGCCTATAACACAAAGGTGTATATGGCAAGGATTGTAAGCCAAAGCCCGACCATAAGAACCGATAAAAGGGCATGGCAAAGGGGGCTAACCCTTAATGTTATCGCCACGCCCAGCGAAACTTCGGATGGGCTTAGGGACTATGACTTTAGCGAGGCTCTTAACAGCTTCTATCTCGGCACAATTTAACAAGGGAATGTAAGAAAATGGCACTTCCAATTTTAGACGGCAATCAGTCAGCAACCACGCTTTCCACCATTCTTTCGGGGGGAGAACATACCCCAGCCCATACGGTTGTCTCTTTAGGCTCCACGGCAATCTCCAATATCACAAGTGCGGTTAGCGGAAGCGTTGTCTCCGTCTCCAACTTCCCCGCCACCCAGACCATTGCAGGCACGGTGACGGCGAATGCGGCAGAGGCCGTTTCAATCGTAAATTCCACAACCATTACAAAGGCAGATGCAAAATTTAGCCTCATTGCCGGTGCAAGCAATCCAACCGATGTGGCCCAAGGCTATAGCATTACCCCGCTTGATGTGGATATCAAGGGAGTTGCGTTTGTTGATGGTAAGGTGGTTTCGCATAGAAGCTCTTGCGTTGCCGAACTGACGGGGCAAGGAGGCCCAGCTTGGAAAGCGACTCTTGTTGCATCGTCAGTTACTATCTCAAATTCCGTCACCATCGGCTCCCTCCCAGCCATCTCCGNNGGCAACTCCGTCACCATCGGCTCGTTGCCCACGCTCGTACCTCAGCTTCCGAGGGTCACTTTCATTGACGGATCGGGCACGGTCACCACGGCCAACACCGCCGTCACCGTCTTTGCCAGCAGTAGCACCCGCTCCTATCTGCTCGTCCAGGTCACCACAGGCTCTGCCTTTGTGAATGTGGGAGCCACCGCAACCACGGTCAACGGCATCAGCCTGACCGCAGGCCAGGGGTACGCATGGGAGACGACGATCCCGCAGGGGGCGGTCTCGCTCATCAGCACCACGACAAATTCGGCTTATGTAGCCAAGCAAGCGTGAGGGCTGTGAGATGACCGCTCCCTCAATCCCCAATCCCCAATCCTCAATCCGTAGAACGCCGGAGGCGTTCTAGCCATGCCCTTCTTCGGCGGCG